GTTCCGTGGAGAGATCCCAGAAGGCCTCGAAGAGCCGAGCCGTGTGCTGGTTGAGCTCCGGCTTGTCCAAGTACCAGGGCGGCGGCTTGCGTCCCTTCGCCAACCCCGAGACGACGGAGAAGCCGTCGCGACGGTAGCGCAGTTCCCAGAGCAGCCGCCTCGTCAGTTTCCCGCGGTCGCTTCGACCTCCTGCGCGGTCGGAAGACCGGGCGCGAAGTTCTCGGGGCGCCCAGCGAACCGGGACAGCTTCTCCATGAGGTGCTGCGGAAGCGCGCGAAGGAACGCAGCGCACGCTTCGGTGGAATAGGCCGCCTCTTCGCCGCTCGCCAGACGGACGCCCTTCCAGTCGGTGACGACGTGAAGCGGGAAGACGCGCCGGTCGATCTCGAGCCCGACGGAGTTGATCTTGTCGCGATCGCCCGACGAGGCGACCACTTCGCCCTTCATCGCCTCGGCGGAGACCGCCTGGATGTATGGCTTATTCGTGCTTCCGGCGTAGCAGAGCCGGAGCTCGGCGCCGCCTTCGATGCCGAGCGGGAACCAGACTCGCTCGGTCGGCGAGTAGCGCTTGGTGATGTGCGAGAAGTCGAGGTCGGTGGTCTTGGTGTTCATGGCTTCGAGTCCCGCCGAAGAAGAGAGGCCCTGCACGCGGCGGGGGAGCGCACCGGGCCTCGAGATGGTCCGCCGGCGACGCTCAGGAGACCGGGAAGACCGGGAAGAGCGAGACGCCGACCGAGGTGCCGAAGGTCGGATCTTGGAAGGCAGAGAGGTCGAGGCTGATCTTGACCGACTCGTTCACCGGGTACTCCTTCCCGTCGGAACTCAGCGTGCCCGAAGGGATGTCGACGGCAATCGCCCCGTCATCGTTCTTGACGAGGAAGTCGGCGGACACGGTCACGTTGCCGCGGATGCGCGCCGGCACGTTGGCGTTCGTGAACAGCGCGGTCCCGGCCAGGTTCACCAGGAAGTTGCCGACATTCATGAAGCGCGCCCCGAGCAGGCCGAGAACCTTCTCCGGCGTGACGCCGTTGTTGAACGTCAGGGCCAGGTCGGAGAAGTCCGTGGTGAGCCCCGTCTCGTCGACGTCTTCGATTCGAAGTCGGAAGAAGTCCGCCGAGGTGTTGAGCGCTCCGGTGAAGAGCGGTTCGCGCGCGGTGCTTGCGCCACTCTTGCGGCTCGCGTCGTTGACCGGGTCCTCGGCGTTGGTGGCGATGAAGCCGAACGTGGCCGTGGCCTTGTCCGTCAGCGCCATGTTCCAGGTCATCTCGTTCGCGATCGCGCCGACCACGTATTCGTAGCCGTTCGGGTTCGCGACCGGGGTGGGCGGGTCGGTCTCGAACAGGTTCTCGAAGGCGCCCTCGAAGTGGTGGCTGATCCGGTTGTAGGCCGAGTCATCGACGGGGACGTTGCGAACGAAGCGACCGAAAAGGATGTCCGTCGGGATGTCGACGCCGCCGGCGTTGTCGTCGGTGCCGTCGGAGGCGATCAACGTCGCGTCGATCTTGTCGAGCGTCATCGTCCCGGCGGCGAGCGAGAGCACACGGCCGGAGCCGAAGGAGGCCGCCGAGCCCGCGCCAACCGGACGGTTCGCGGCAGCGATTCCACCGATGTGGACGCGCTGCCCGACCGTCAGGCCCAGCGTCGTGAAGTCGATGTTGTTCGACGCCGTGTTGTTGCCGCTGGTGATCGTGGCGACGCCGCTCGAGACGGCGATGGCGATGTCTCCCGCTTCCGCACGGATGCCGCAGACCGAGACCTCGGCGTTGAAAGGCGCGGTCTCGACGACCGAGCTCGCGTATTCGATGACCGTGTTGGTCGAGGCGACGTCGACGGTGATCGGGCGGTATGACTGCGGCGTGTTGGTCGCCTCTGTCGCGTAGCCGGCGAAGTGCAGCAGCGTGATCGGTCCGCCGCTGGTGAACTGGATCTTCGCCGCCTGCGCTGCCGTAGCCGACGGGATGACCACGCCGCTCGCATTGATGTCCGCACCTCGGAAGGTGAGGTCGGCGTTGACCGCGGTCGCGAAGAGGAACGCTTCGACGAAGTCGACGAAGGAGTCGACGGTCAGGTCGCCATCGTAGTTGGCCTCGGCGTCGAGGTCGGTGACGGTGCCCTTGCGTCGCTGGCGATTCTTCGAGATCGGGTTGCGCTCGGTCGTCGTGATGGACGCGCCGAAGGAGCCAATGGAGTTCGGCTCGAGCTCCTTCCAGTCGGGGGAACCGGGGAGCACTCCCAGGGAGCTTTCACGCGCGTAGGCGAGCCCGGTGTTGTTGGTGAGGACTTGTCCCATGGGGATGCTTCCGATTCAGATGGTCAGAGTGGAGAGGCCCGATCAGACCGATCCGCCGAGAGAGCGGACCGCGGTGATCAGACCACGTTCGATGAAGTTCGCAGGCGCCTGAGCCGAACTTCCGGCATTCAGGTACTGCATGTAGTCGACGGGGTTCGTGAGGAACGAGTTGCCCTGTTGGAGACGGTAGCTGGCTGCGATCTCGTTGGCCTTCGCGCGGTTCTCCGAGAGTCGCTTCGAGGCGGCCGAGCGCGCTTCAGCGTCTGACTTCGGTCGATCGAGGCGAGCTTCGACCGGCGATCCGACCGACGGGATCCATGCAGAGCGCGCGAAGCCGATGTCGACCGGGGTCTCGACGGGGGGGATCTGCCAGGCCCGCAGTTGGATCTTCCGCACGGCATCTTCGGCGGTCCCTTCGATCCGGAACTGGACCTCCAGCGGCTGGTCGGTCACGAGACCACCTCCTGGAAGCTGACCGTGGCGTTGACGTTCGCCTGGGTCATGCCCCGATCGAGGCCGAGTTCGACTGCCACGATGTCGTAGAAGACCAGCGAGTCCGCCGAGTGCTGGTAGCCACGCAGGGAGTCGAGCACGACCTGAGCGATCGAGTCCGAGAGCGTGTTACCGTCGCCGGGGGGCGTGAACAGGTTGACCGTCAGCGTCCCGGTCGTCCGCCAGCGGCGCGCTTCGCCGATCGTCTGCTGAGGCGAGACCGCGGTGCGGAACGTGGCGCGGCCCCAGGCGCCTGTGCGCTGAGTCGATCCGTCTTCGCCGGGGACGTCGGCGGCGACGTCGTCGAAGTGAAGCGGCAGAGAAGCCGTGGCTGCGCCCGGAGCCGTCCAGGCATCATTCACGACCTTCAAGATCGCGTCGCGGGCCGCTGCTCGAGTCAAGCTCATCGGGCAAGGGCGAGGACAAAGAGTACCGAGGTGGTGGAGGGCTTCAGGTGCCCGCGCGAGACGATCTTCCAGACGTCGTCGCCGTCGACGACCTGGTCGGCCTGCTCGACGTCTTCGGGCGTGGAGCCAGCAGGGAGAGACGTGGAGGCCAGCAGGCCAATCTGGTCATAGGCGAGGGCCAGCGAGCCAGCCCCATCGTTGATCAGCTTGCCGAAGCCGCTGCCGGTCGCCGGCACGAATGCCATCTTGACGCCCGAGATCGTGAGGCCGGAGTCGATCAGGGCGGCAGGCGAGCTCGTCCCGCGCCACGGCTTCGCCGGATCGTCGGGGTCACGATTCAGCTTGACGAGATCGACCGCTCGGCCGTTCGCTTCCACCAGTCTCTTCGCGGTCGCGGCCGCCCGTGAGAAGTCAGCCACGGATCGAGACGCCCCCTCGGCGGACGAAGTCTGCCATCAAGCGGTCGGCGGCGGGGTACGGGGTCAGGCGCCCGGCGCCTGCGGATCCGGCCAGATAGGTGAACTCGCTCTCGATCGGCCCGACCTTCTCGCGGAAACCCGTGACCTGGCCTCCGTAGGCGTCCACGGTGGGGTCAGCGACGAGCTCGGCGGCGAGCGAACGCACTGCGTACTCCGAAGCTGCCTCCTTAGCCTTGAGCGGGACGCCGACGACCTGGATGCCAGACCGATCGACGAGCCCCGTGCGGGGGAAGGAGAGCGGCTGCGGGACGATCACGTTGGTCCCGCCGGAGAGCGTCGAGAAGTTCCACGAGGCGGCCGAGACGTCGGTGGTCGAGACGACCGAGTTGCCGGCGGTGCCGGCCGTCTTCGAGACGGCCAAGAGAATGTCGCCGATCAGTAGCTCAAGCGTCGCCTCGGCGTTGACGACCGTGTCCTGGTGGAACGCCGAGCCGGCGAACTGAGCCGAGGCCGAGACGGCCAGGATCAGATTCTGAAGCGTCACCGCGGTCGAAGACCCGATCAGGACGTCGCCTGCGGCCGAGAGGGTCGTCTGGAAGGTGTAGACGCTCGAGCCGATGGTCACGATCTCGCCGGCGGTCGGCTGCCCGGTGAACTCGAGCGAGGCGCGCGCGACGTTGATGTTGCGCCAGAGCCTAGTGCCCTTGATCCGTCCTCCGAACCTGAGCTCGATGTAGTCGGTGCCCTTGATGGCGGCGGACGCCTGCGCCCCAGCCGTTGCCGTGCTCCAGCCGTTCTCCGTCTCGCGGCCACGCGCGGTCAGGTAGGCGGTCACGAATGCCGCGTCGGCGTAGGCGTTTGCTCCGGTCACACCGGAGCCGTTCTCGAGGATCAGGGTCATAGTGCTCAGCTCGGAACGAGGAGGATGTCGAAATCGACCCCAGCAGCGACCGTCCCGGAGTTGGCCCTACCCTCGAACCAGATATCGGTCAGTGGGTTCAAGGCGATCGGGTGGTTGAGCCTGATCTGATTCGCGCCGGCGGGAAGCTCCGTGTAGACGCGCCTCGTGAAGCGAGGCAGGAACGCCGCAGAGAAGTCGAGGACGTCCTCGCGTGTGTACAGCTCGAAGGTGATTCTGCTTCCTCCCTGGACCGAGAGCACGAAGCCGCGCAGCAAGCCCTTGTAGCCGTTTGGAACTGTGAAGGCTCCGTATTGCGACTGCCCCTCGCCGGCGGGGATCTGAATGACGTTGCCGCTTCCGTCGGAGCGCTCAACGGTGATCGTTCCCACGTTCGCGCCGCCGTAGGTCCCGCACTGGCGAACGTAGGCGCGGTGAACCCTGCTGAAGAGTTTTGAGCCCGTGTTGCCCGCTCCAGTCCCGAGCACGCCGAGGCTTTCCGCGATCAGGTCGCCGTTCTCGTCCAGGCCCTCGACAAAGAAGATCCTGGCGCCCGCGCCGCCGCCGCCGCTGGAGGTGTCCGCGGCGTTGCCGCCAGCCTTCGCTCTGAGCGTGAACGGGTCCTGCGTGTGGTAGACCGCGCCGAGGGACGTGATCGGTTTGAGGCTGACAGCGTTTACGTTCCGGTTCGATCCATACGTGCTGTAGTGCAGATACGGGGATCCGTTCGTGTTCCGGTGCACTCCGAGCGCGACGGCGACGTCGAACTCGGAGGTGGCACCGAAGCTGAGTCTGCTCGGGGCTCCCACGGCTAGTAGAAGTGCTGGGGGACTTGCCCGACGTAGATCGAGAGCGGTTCGATGACCTCGAAGTCGACAGGAGCGAGAGGCGCGCCGGTCAGCTCCAGGGGGATCTGGCTGTTGAAGTCGGCTGCGAAGGAGCCATCATTCGCACCTGCCCAGGGCCCGTTCAAGGTCCCGGCTGAAGCGGTCGCCCTGACGAGCTCCCTGCCGTCGCCCCAGATGATTGTCTTGCCCTTCCCAGGGTTGATGGCGAAAACCAAGTCGAGCTCCAGACCGATGGGGAAAGTCGCTCCGTTGTCGAGCAGCGAAAAAGACCCGTTCGTGCTGTTCGAAAGCCCGGCGAAGAAGCCAAGGAACTGGCCCGAGAGCGAGACGCCGCACCCACGCAAACTTCCTCCGAGTTCGAAGATCAGACCGACTGGGGACGCTCCCGTGATCCTGATCGCAGTCTGGAGCGTGACCGGACCGCTGCGAGCGTCGGCGGACAGAATCGACGAAACCGGAATCGAAGCGACCTCCATCACCGTTCCGCCGAAGATCCGATGCGTGCGGTTCAAGTCGACCAGTCCCGCCAGAGAGCGGCGACGCTCTCGTGCGTGGAAGCGACCGGCCTGGTTGAGGTCGGTCCCTGCTTGCAGCGGGGTGGGAGGATCAGTCATGGGGGCTCGAGCTCGGCCGTGGTTAGCGGGGCGTGCGGACGGCGGGACGCTTGGAGCCCCAGCCAGGCTTGCCAGCACCCAGGGCACGATCCAGCTTGGAAGACCCGGCCAACTGCTCTGCAACCGCCTCAGCAGTTGTGCCGGATTCGATGAAGACTCGAGCGCGCGAAGCACGTTCCGCACGAGCGATGCGCTGGGAGTCGAGGTACACCTTGATCGGTGACTGCTGCCGAAGGCTCGGGTCACGATTCAAGTGGATGGATTCCGCCCGCTTCAAGATCTCGATGTCTCTGTTGACGCCTCCGATCATCGCTTCGAGCGCTTCACGCTCTCGAGCCAGTCCAAGCAGCTTCTCGTCCATCGCCTCGCGGGCCAGGATCGTGAGCTTGTAGTCCTGGAGCACGACCGAGCGGTCCATCGAGAGCACGTCGACGATCTCGACGCCTTCGGTATCCGGCAGGGCTTGGGGCGCGGCGTCGGTCGGCTCGCTCGGCTCGTCGCTCGCGACGACGTCCGTGTCTTCTTCGAGCTCGGCTTCGAACATCGACGCCTCGGATGCACGCTGCGCGCGCTCAAGCGCGACCTCGCGCGTCAACTCGTGGTCGATCCTGTTCACGTCCGGGCGCTTGATCGTCACGTCACCGGTCAGCTCGACGATCGCGTCCATCCGGGGCAATCCGTCGGAGGTCCAGTGGCTGTCGTTCTCGGGGTCAAGATGGGCCAGCGCTTCGGTCAGGGGCAGGTATTCGTTCATGGCTTCGAAGGATGATCGACGCGCGTGGCTTCGAAGAGCGGGGAGGCGCGCGCGCGTCGAAGCGCGCCCCCCCACTTCAGGCGCGGATCAGTCGTCGCCGAGGACGGTGTAGATGATCTCCACCTCCCCGTCGACAGTGAAGGCCAGGCCGTCGGCGCTGACGTCGGCGTCGTCGACCAGAAGGCTGACGTTGACCTCGAGCGATCCGTCGGTGTTGTCGAGGATCACCGGCGTGGCATTCGACGAGCGCGTGCGCGGCGATGCTTCGGCGGTCGCCGCGGCGAGCGCGGTCGACGGCAGGATGTCGACGTCAGCCGCAGACAGGGTCGCGTCCGAGGCCGGCGTCGAGCCAACGGAGAAGTCGCCTTCCCAGGTGTCGACGAGGCCGGCCGCGGTCGGTCCCGTGAAAGCCAGGTAGCCGACCGCCGAGATGATGCTGATGTTGCCTTCGGGGAAGTCGCCGAGGACCGCGGTGCCGAAGCCGACGCCGGAGGCGCCGTCGACGGTCATGGCGAGTGCGGAGGCGGTCAGCCGGTGGCGACGAGGCGAGGCCGCCTGCGTGCTCGGGGCTGCGCCCTTCGGGGCTCGCGAAAGCGAGCGCTGGAGGCCTTTGGTCATAGTGCTGAGTGCGGAAGAGGGTCGAAGGTGAGAGGCGGTGGGCGGGCGGCGTCAGCGCGAAGCCGAAGCCGCCCGCCCGCTCAGAGAGAGGATCAGGCCTCGCGCGTGACGAGGCGCGCGAACTTGATCTGCTTCCGCTCGGGGTACACGCGGTTCCACGAGCCCGCATTCGCGAGATCGTTGGACCCGGTCGTGTTGCCCGGTCCGCCGTCCGGCGAGGTGCCGGTGTAGGCGTGGCCGACCGGGTGCAGGCACCACTTCTGACGCGAGTGAAGCACCTCCTGACCCGCGCCGTTGCCGGCGGACGGAAGGCGCTCGACCTCGGTCGGGACGTCAGGCGTGCCCATGCCGAGCATCACCGCGCCGCGGCCGAAAAGCCAGGTGTCGTAGACGCTCGAGGTCACCGGAAGGCCGTCGTCGACGACGACCTCGGCACCCTGGAAGGTCGCGATCTGGACCTCGCCGCGGGCGTCGGGGATGAAGTCGATGAGGTTGTTTTTCCGCATCCGGTTGTAGACGATCGAGTGGACCATGCACACGGCGAGGTCTTCCATCGAGTCGCCCATGGTGACCTGCGCGTCGAGGTAGGCCTCGGCCGAGAAGTTGGTCACGCCGTCGACGAAGGAGCCGCCCGAGATGTCGTTGCTGTAGTCGCTCGAATCGTTGGCGTTGTCGGCGATGACGCCGTTCATCATGGCGACGAAGGCAGCCTGCATCCGACGCTGCCAGTAGTAGGAGACTCGGCCGGCGATCGCGCCCATCGGGTCTTCTCCGGCGAGGTCCGCGGCGAGTTGCGCGCTCGACCAGGACTGGTTCCGCTCGAGGCGCACGGCAACCTCGGTCGAGGTCTGGACCTTCTTCGGGATCGAGTTACCGAAGGAGGCGGGGAGCGCCGGAGAGCCGGCGGAGACCGAGAGGGCAAGCAGGTCGTCGACGTCGTCGGTCGCGACGTTGTCGACATCGTTGTCCAGGTCGCGGAAGGAAGGCACGTTGAACGTGAGACCTCCGCCGTTGAGCAGCTGGTCGAGAAGCGGGGAGCGGGTGAGGACGCCGGCTTGCACCAGGCGCGCCTTCTCCTCGGTCTCTTGCTGGATGTACGGGGTGAAGATCGACGGGACGACGATGTCCGTGACCTTGGTCAAGGGGCCAGTGGCCATGGGATGATCCTCGGAAGGAAAGGGGGCAGCGTGAGCGTTCTCGCCTGCCCCAACACCACGGTCGGTTCACCGGCGCTGTCTCCTCGCAGCCCGCGCCATGCGCGACTCGAGCCCCTGACGGCTTCGGGGGCAGCCGACCCGGTTCACCCGGCGACTGCCCCCGAAGCCTGGCGACGCTCAAGCGCCCCGTCAAGGCCTGTGTGCCGAGCGACCCTCTCAGGTCTTCGGGGCCGGCTTGCCGCCTCCGAGCTTCGTACCGGCCGCCTCGGCCATCCTGCGGGCCGTGTCCTCGCCCTTATCGGTCGCGATCCGCCCCTGCTCGGTCATGTTCCAGGTCTCACGCGCCCAGGGATTCTTCCCGCCGCGGAGACCACCGGCGCCACCGGAGCCAGGCGCGCCGCCTCCTTGGGTGGGCGGAAGCCAGCCGGGTCGCTTCTCAGAGAGCTCGGTCAGCCAGTCCTTGGGGCTCGAGCCCGCCGTGACGCCGTTCGAGCCTTCGCTGGCCTGCCAGCCCGTTCCGTCTTCCGTCCGCTCGAGGTGGCGGTTGGCGTACAGCTCCACGTCGGGGTAGTGCTCCGGCAGGATCTTCATCTCTGCCATGAGCGGGTTCAGCATCGCTCCCAGTTCGAGCTCGTCGAGGCGCCCGAGGGCTTTCGCTGCGGCCTCCTTCGACTCTTCGCGCTCCTTCGCCAGTCGCCGGTTCTCGCGCTCGACCGGCGCGAGCTTCGAAGCGATCATCCCCTCGGCTCGGCGGTTCGCCAACTCCTCGATCTTCGAGTCATCGAGTTTGCCCTCGGCGGCGGCTTCGAGCTCGGGGATGCGGTCGAGCTTCTTCTGGATCTCGCCGAGCTCGCCGAGTTCGGCCCAGCCACCCAGCGAGTCTTTCGTGGCCTTGTGCTCGTCCCGCTCCTTCCGAAGCGACTCCTGCACCCGATCGACGTCGGCCTGCGTCTTGATGCCGCTGACTCCGGTCAGCTCCCACTTGCCCGCCTTCTCGGTGTACAGGTCCCGGTACTCTTCGGGGACCTCTTCGATCTTGTCGTGAATCGCTTTGAGGACCATGTCCTGCTCCTGGTTGGTGATGGCTTCGGGCCGCATGGCCCACGTTCCCGCGCGCACATGCGCTCGGTGGTCGAAAGAGACTAGAGAAAGCTGGATGCGTCAAGGCCTGCCTTCGAGAAGGCCTCAGCGTGTTTCGCGGCGAGCTCCGGCAGGGTGAGCGTCCGACCGGAGTCCTCGACGAAGCGGTCGATCTTCAGGTCGCCCTGACGGAACAGGCGCGCGCGTGTCGGTCCAAGGATGTCGGCCTGGTTCGAAGCGCTCTGACGTGAAAGCCACTCGCCATAGCTCGTCTTCGCCGGGGTCCTGCCGGTGAGCTCCCTCATCCTCCGACGGGCGAACTCGTCATAGCTGCCCTTGTGGCCGCGCGGCAGCCGGTTGCGCGCCTCCTTCCCCGACACGCTCGGCGGGACCTTCACGTCCAGCCCGTTCTCTTTCGCGTACTCGCGAACCAGCTGCTGCTCGGTGAAGTCGCGGCGCGGTCGCTGACCGACGATCTCGCCATCCACGATCGGAGCTTCGGTCGACCGCTCTCCGAAGTGAAGCGGCAGGCGCGGTCCCTCGCCGACCTTGTGCACGGTCCCGTCCCAGCGCCGGCAGATGGGCGTCGTCCTTGAGTCGAGCGTCGCGATGAACGCCCAAGTCGGGGCAAGGTCATCGTTGACTTCGAGGTAGGCGCGCCGGGTCTCGCTCGCGATCCCGCTCGAGACCGTGCGCGCGAGCGTCGCGGCGTGACGCCTCGTGATCTGCGTCACGCCTTCGGTCCCGCGCCGCCTCGCCGTGCCGACCAGGCGGCGAGAGATCTGCGCCGGCGCCTCGCCCTGGACCAGGCCGACCTTGACGGCGTCCTCGATCCGCGCGACGTCCGCCGCCTGCATCTTCTCGCCCCACTCCTTCAGGGTGCTGCCCATGAACGGCCGAGCCTTCGCGATGTCCCGGAGCCTCGAGGCCGACGGTACCGTCGTGCCAAGCTCGACGGGGAACGTGCCCGTGATGATGCCGTCGAAGAAGCCAGCCTCGGCGACGGCAAGCGCAGTCAGCTCTTCGAACCAGAGCGCCTTGACCTCGGTCCAGGCGGCCACTCGAGTCTCGCGCAGGTCGCTCAGGATCTTCTCGGTGCGACGCACGCGCGCGGGCGTCGAGTAGCCGGCGCGGTTGGCGTTCCGAACTTGGCGCCGGAGGTCGACCTCGGTCCTGTCCAAGATCGACCAGATCCGGTTGCGGAGCCCGCCGGAGAACTGAAGCAGCCCGATCTGGTGCGCGATCATCGCGTCCAGCAGGCGCTCGTTGAAGGTCTGCTCCGACACGGGTCAGGCTAGGCGTCTGAGCCCTCGTCCTCGTCCTCGTCGTCCGGCTCGTCTTCCCCGTCAGGCTCAGGCCCGTTGCGGTCGGTCGATCCGGACTCGTCCGCAGCCGTTCCGGCCGCAGCCGGCAGGCCGTCTTCCGATTCGCGCTCCATCTCCTCGAGCTCTTCCTCGAAGGTCCGCTCGGTCATGCCCTTTCGCTTCATCAGCTCGTGGATGCCGCGCAGCGAGTACGGAGCGCCCGCGCTCTTCGCCGCCATGATCTCGACGAGCTCGCGCCCCTTCATCGTGTCCGAGACGAAGTCGAGGTTGGGCTCGACCACGACCTCTTCGGGGTTGAATCCCATCCACTCGGCGAGCGCCTTCAGGATCTGCTCGAGGGCGTATGCGCCAGCGAGGGCGATCTGATTCAGGCTCGCGGTTCGCGCGGCGACGCGCACCTTCAGAGCTTCGCCTGACTCGGCCGAAGAGCCCACGGCCTCGACCAGCGAGTTGGCCTTCCGGTCGGCGCGCTCATAGTCCGACTGCTTCGAGACGCGCTGCTCGGTCAGGCCCATCGAGTTCACGCCGATGAACTTCGCATCGGCGCCCATGGGCAAGTCGAGAACGACACCGGCGCCGACGCGCGTCCCGTCCTCGTCCTCTTGCGCACCGATCCGCACGAGCGTGTCCTGGCCCGAAGCGAAGAGCCCCTGTCGGTGGTCGGCCTCGGCGCGATAGATCGCCAGCGCCAAGTTCGAGAGGCCGAGCAGCGGCGGCTCGTCGGGCGTAGCGGTGACATCTTTCACGTTTGCGAAGACGAAGGGAATGCGATCGAGGCGACGCCCCCGATAGACCGGCTCTTTCAGGTCAGCATCCGAGAAGCTGTCGTCGTCCTCAAAGACTCCAACCCTGTACACGGCCTGGCCTCGAGACTCGTTCGCCTCGACGTCTCCTAGCACCAGAGTCCTGTACCTCTCGACGCGCTTCCACTCGAAGTCATTGACGCGCTCTTCGCCCGTCTCGTCGAGCACCACGAGGTTGAGCTCCTGCGGGCGCCCTCGGTCAATGCCATTCTCGTCCCAGTTCACGATGCGCTCGGCTTCGTACAGCGCCAGGTAGGGCATCGCCTCGCCCAGCGTCGGAGTCGGCGGGAAGTCCACCATCAAGCCGACGCGCCCCGTGGTCAACTGCTCCTCGTTGATCCGTCTCAGCAGCATCTGCAGCGACTCGTTCCGCAGCGTCGCCTTCTTCAGCAGCGGCTCGAGCGCCTTCGGGAGCTCGATCGTCGCCGGCTTGTAGTGCATCACGCCAATCATCGTCGCGAGCGCGTCGCCGACTACCCCGGGGAAGACCGAACGCCCGACATAGGCGCGGTATGCGAGCTCGCCTGGCGCGTTGGGCACGCCGAAGCCGTCTTCCCTCATGCCCGATGTCGGCGGCAGGTAGCGGTCGCGCTGACCCTTGACCTTCTGCTCGCCTTCGATCGTGTGGCGCATCTGCGACCAGTTCTCGACGTGGTCGTCATAAAGGGGGTGGCGGCTGGAGATCGACATGGCGGATGGTCAAGGGTTAGAGCGTCGAGAGGACGAAGACCGGGACGATACACCGGGAGGCCGCCGGCGACCTAGTGGGTGACGCCGCGGGCCTTTCCGCGCCGGACCTCGGTCCCCGTGGCCCTGATGCGGTAGCGCACCTCATCGGCAATGTGGTCCTCGGCGTCCGTGTCGAGGTCGTCCGGGTCCCGCTCGTCCCGCGGCAGGGAGAGGACCGTGCGAAGGAACTGTGCGCACTCCGATCCGACCACGAAGAGCCCCGGCGACTCGCGCGGGCCCACAGCGCTCGGCTGGGCCGCCTTGATCATCGCTCGCATCTGCTCCCAGCCGGTCTTCCTCGACCCAGGCCTCTTGTCCGCTCGAGTCCACGACACGCCGGGGTAGACGCGCCCGTCGATTCTGACCGGCTTCTCCATGTTCATCGCGATCGACTGACCGTCCTCGACCGTGTAGATCGCCGAGTCGGCAGGCCCTGGCTTCACGATGCTCTTCCCGCCGTCGCTCGAGCGCCACCCACGCATGAGCTCCCGCTCGACGATGCCCTTCGCGACGTCGACTGCGAGCGACCGCACGCCCTCGTTCGCTCGCCCCGTCCATCCGTACCACTCTGCGATCCGGAAGACGTCGCCGCGGACCGTCGAGATCACGCGACCGTCGGAGAGAGCGAGGTCGCTTCCGTCGCTCTTCGCGTACCAGCCGACCGAGAAGGGTCTCGAGGAGCCCCAGTCGAAGGCTCGGTCGACCCTCCACGAAGACGGGATTTCGAAGCGCGGAAGGATGTTGTGCTGCGGCGACCAGACGTCGTCGAACATGCCGCCGGCGACGACGTCCCAGCGACCGTCGCGCCACGCCTTCGCCATCGCGACCGAGGTCGCGGCCGCCGTGATCGTCTGCGCGTACTTGGGATCGGTCGCCAGCAGAATCTTGTTCTCACGCATGTGCCCGTGGATCGCCGCGCGCGGCGGCTCGAGCTCCTTCGTCTCCGGGTCGCACGCGTCGGTGACCACGATCGTCTTCCACCACTGGCCGTCGAGTCGGAAGCGCGTCTTGACCCAGTTGTGACCGACGCCGTGCGGATTGGTCGTCGCTCGGATGCGGCGCGGGACTCCGGGCGTGGTCGAGCGGCAGGTCGAGATCATCGCGCGATAGCAGCGATCGTCGGCCCAGTTCGTGAGCTCTTCCCAGCCGATCCATGGGTACTCGTGGCCGTGGAAGTTCCAGTAGTCTTCCGGGCGCCGCATGTGGCGCAAGAACAGGATCTCGCCGCTCGCGAAGGTCCAGCACATTCGCGACTTGTTGAACGTCGCGTCGGGGAAGATCCGCCGGAACCACTTTTCGCTCTTCGCGACGACGTCCGCCAGCTGCGGATAGGTCTGCCGGAAAAGGATGCCGCGCCACGCCTCGCCGAAGCCCTTGCCGACGTGCTGAGCGAAGTCCATCAGCAGGGCGTCGGTCTTGCCCGGCCCTCGAGTGCCGTGGTACAGGCATTCGAACAGCGGGCAGGCCATGAACTCGACCTGGCTCCCTGGCTGCGGCGCCCAAGCGACCAGCTTGCCGTCGACGAAGCGCTCGGGTATCGGCGTCGATGCTTCGCGCGCCGTCGCTGCCCTGAACTGAGCCTCGAAGGCTTCGGCGTCGAGTTCGGATGAAGGGAGCGCGGGTGCTTCGATCGCCATGCAGCGATCCTAGCCTCAGCCGAGGGCCTTGCGTCGAGCCTCGCGGCCGGATGCCGTGATGCCCCACCGGATCGGCCTGATCCGCCCACAGCTTCCGGCTGGAACCGGCGCCCGCTCTATCCAGCCCCGGTGCTCCCAGGATCGCAGGAGAGAGTTGGAGATCTCGCGCGAGCGCTCGTCAACGTGAGCCCAGCAGTACCTCGACTGAGGCTGAGTCCGGATCCGGTCGCGGTCCCAGAACTCAGCGAAGCGGCGGGCGCTCTCGACCAACTGCTTCGCGGCCTGACGCTCGCGAGCGGTCACTGGTCGTCTCCAGACAGCGGGAAGTCGATGCCATCGTCGCCATCGTCAGCGAGCGTTCCGCAGGAGTGCGCCGCCACCCCGTAGCCACGGCAGCGCGTCTCGTCGCCCTTCACGTAAGCGAAGGCGCTCGCGTCGCGCAGCATGGCTTCGGCGTCGCGCAACCGCTCTTCGAGCTTCGCGATCCTCTGGCCGCGACCTTTGGCTATCGAAGCGAGCATGTTGATGAGGGCCTCTTGGATCACCCTGACTCCGGTCTGGGTCCTCTTCGCCATCCAGTCGATCAACTCGTCGGTGTAGCGGCTCACAGGCCGGCGGCGGTTGCGGCACAGTCGAGAGCGAAGACGACGTAGGCCGAGGCGGCGAGGGCGGCGAGGATGGCGATGCGTTTGATGTTCTTCATAAAGACCTTTTCGGCGTTCCGGCCGTGAGGCTGGAGGTGAATCGTGGGAAAAAATCGGGTCAGTTCCAGTCGGTCGCTTCGACCACGAAGCCGTCAGCTCGAAGTTGACGCTCGGCCTTCTCCCACGCCTGGCGGCACCGACCTTCGGGCGCCTTCGTGATCAGCGTCTCCTCGCCGCCGAAGGCAGACGAGAGGACGACCGAGCCCTTGTAGCGGTCGAAGGTGATCGTGGACTCCGCCCCGTTCGCCAAGTTGACGTAGACGCGGACGACGGTGCCCTGCTTGTTGCTGCTCTTCATGGAGACCTCTTCGACCAACGGCTCGGCGGGATGGAGCGAATCCGGAGATTCGCCCTGCCCGCCGGCGAACTACTGCTGCTCGGCCTCCGCGGCGCGCGCGCTCTCGTCGACGTAGTCGGCCACGACCGCGGCGCCGAAGCGGATCCCGTGGTCGCCCTGGATCGTGTCGAAGTGCATCCCCGCCCGGTTCCCGTTCCAGAGTATGAAGCCCAAGTCGTGACCGTCGCGCGAAACGCCGACGCCGGTGTCGCCGACCTTGACGATCGAGGAGAAGTCGCCGGCGGCGATCTCGTCGACCGCGGCCTTGAGAGCCGGCAGGAACCGTTCGAGGCGGGTCGCTCGCGCGTCCTGGTGCCACTGGACGGTGACGAAGCGGTTGCCGCCCGACAGGATCTCGCCGGTGATCTCGCAGATCCGGACCGCCTGGTGCTCTTCGGCGATCTTCTCGACCTCGGCGCGATTCGCCTCCGGGTCTTTGATCGTGACGTAGACCGTCGACCCCATTGAATATGAATCGTTGCGGACGGAGACGCGGCGGGCGTTGTAACCGGCAGCCTTCAGGCGGCGCGGATGTCTTGTGCGGCTTGCTTGCTCATAGCTTCCTCTTCGGCATCTCGACGCTCGAGCCGGAGCGCATCCGGAGATTCGACTACTTCGTCTCCGGGATCGCACCGGGGAAGTAGCGGCCGATGATTCGGTTCATCGCCTTGACGTGGTCCGGCGAGAAGATCTCGACGTGCGCCGTGCCCTTGCGGAATACCTTGAGCCGCATCTTCGGC